TTATACGAAGGTGTGGTTGTTGACATCTTGGTATTTTAGGTCGATTATATGTCTGTACATGTTCCTGTAATCCTGGTTTCTAGTCTCGGATTTGGTTAAAATTATCTGTAGGAATCCCTGGGTATCTCTTCTTATTATGTTCTGTATGATACGGGTAACCTCTTTTACTATGATATTTTGTCTGGTAGTGCCTCCCGTTTTATAGGATCTGATGTCTATTTTGACGTACAAGTCATGCCAATATGCGTCTCCGTGTAGGTCAAATGTCCTTATAGGTTCTGATAACGGTTCTATTATTACCCTCTCTGTAGAGTCCCCGTCGAATCCTACAACCTTTTTATCCCATACCAGGTCAATTGCAGGTTTTACTCCTCCTGCACATGTAGCATCCCATTGGGCACATAGTGCAGTTTTAAGGTCGTCTATGGCGTCATACGTGATTATGGTCATATCATACCACTTCCTGGTGCACCTGAATCATGTGTAAAGTCTGCCAAGTATTTGTCAACCCAGTAATGTGAGTGAATACCTTCATTAAGTATTTTCTTTTGATATGATTTAACCATAAGGTGTAATCTTCTATCATTTGGTTGTATCCCTTGATGTTTAATGAACCATTCTTTAATCTTGTTATATGGTGGTTCTTTACTCCATGTCCAGTCTCCACCTGTATCTGATGCCGCTACGGCCCATTCCTTACTTCCTACAATTTTTTCAGTTTCATCAAACATTATGCTTTCCTTTTTATCACTACATGTATAGCTATATGAATCCAGTCTTGAAAACTCGTCTTTCATTTCATGTTCCATCCTGTTACCTATGTCATGATTTAGGTTTCTTCTTAATTGACCTAATGATCTTTTGTTTGCATTAAACAACCCGGTCAAGGTACGACAAACACCTCTGCTCTGTCGTGGATGATATTGTCTATCTCTTCTTTCCAGTCTCCCATGGCCTGCTCCTTCTTAATAGCGCCACCGAACTCAAGATCATCCATTTTGATTGAGGATCTGATTAAGTCTATACATGTTAGTTTTAGGCACGCATCCTTTATATCATCTGGTACTGTCGCACTTCCATATCTGTATGTTATTTTTACCCTATTTGCTCTTAATATTGAAAATATAAATCCCCTTAGATAAAGTTCTCCCTTTATTGGTTCTACTTCATATGAATCATTTCCAGATACATAACATGTCCATCGTCCATTTGAACCGTTCCATATCTCTATCTTGTCTCCTGCACCTGCACATAGATCAGTGCATGCAGATCCTACGGTAGTTACCTCCCTATGTTTTAATGGTATGAATGTACCCCATCCGAACGTATATAATAATGGCAATGAATATATCTCTTGAGTTGATTTTGTTCTTCCATATGTATGTCCTGTCCTTCGATCAATTTTTTCCTCTGCTCTTTTGATCAGTTTTTCGACCTGGGCTATACTGGGACTACTTGCACATGTAATTGATATTCTGAGGAAATCTGCCACGTCACATGTATCAATATAACAAGTTGCCATGATATATAAGTGATTTTGTTAGTAATAAAGATTTATTCAAATACTAGTACTATTGTTCCAGATGCGCCTGCAACTGTGTTATCTATAAAAATTCCTGAATTCATTGGGTGATTTATATACGGTGCCTCAAAATGATTGTTTGCGTTTGCAACCACTGTCATAACTGCTGTACCGGCTGCTGATGTTCCGTCTCTTATGATCCAAGTTCTGTCTCCTGGTTGTACATAAATGGCTTTCAGAATTCCGTGACCTGTTTTTACCAGTAAATCGGTAGCATCAGTTTCAGAAATATTATTCTTATCGCCCATGTTTATATAACTATTAATAGATATATAAGGTTTATTATAAAAAAATAAGTAAAGGTTTAACTAGAAACCTACTACTCGAATCTTTATGCCCATTGAATTAACAATGGTTGATGCGTTAGAAAGCTCTGTTAGAGCTGCTGCGTCGGTAGCAACACCTGCTGGATCATCCTTAATTGCTCCAAAAGCCTTGATCTTACCATTTGCTGCTGTTGTACCGGCAACGTATTCAAGTAGAAGACCTTTGTCATTTGAGATTATTGATGCTTCAATAACTGTGTCAACTCTACCGCCCAGTGAAAGGTCAACTGTAACCCCACAGCTTGTGTAATTATCACAAGCTCCGAATGTAACATCTACTACTGTTGAGAGTAGTCTTGATGTCAACTCAGATTGTACGGATAGAGTTTTTCCTGCCAATTTTTCTTGGTTTGCATCCACTGCGACTGTAATAGCCATATATAAATGTAGTTTTGGTGATATATAAGTATAGTGTCCCCTTGAAAGTATATAGTATAAAAAAGATACCTAATCACCCAAAGATTAGAGTATGTTGGTTCGAATGTGGTTCGACTAAAGTTTAATATCTCTAATCTTGCCTTGAGCGATGAAACTTCTACATACGGTTTCACCCATAGTTCTGAATACACCTTTCTCAACAAATGCATTGTTGATGAATGGGTAACCTGGACTTCTACGGGTTGCTTCGTAATATTCTGTTGGAATAGACACCATAATTCCCAATCTTGGGTAGCCATATCCTTCTGCATCAGATGTATCTAATGCAAATAGTCTTCCTACTTCTGACCCATCACAAGCATTGCTTGGAGCATCTTTGGTTGGAATGAATGGAACTCCATAGATAGAGTCTACGTGTATACCTACACCAGTACCTTTGAATGTTTGGATACCGTTTACATCGACTTGTACCAATGCTTCACCGTATGGATTTGCAATACGGACTGAAGGCATGAATAAGCCTTGTACTTCGGAATAAACTTCGTGGGAACCGAGGAATACGTTTGGATCTTTACCAGCTTTCTTACGGATTGATCTAAGGAATGTTCTTAGTACGTCATCTGTCATTATTCCATTAGTACCTACGGTACCGGATGGGGATACGACAGTTGAATCGAATGTACTAGCACAGTCTCTGTCAATGGCAGCACCAGAACTTCCTTTCCAAGGATCATAGTTGTCTGTTGAACAAGCTCCTTGTAAGTTTGCTTCTGTTTGGCTTGATATGATTCTGTCTAGTGATTCCCAGTTAAGGGTACCAGTATGGACAGCACAAGCTGCTGCTGCTCCTGCTTCAACATCAGTCAATAACATTCTGTTTAACAGTTCTTTGTGTTGAACTGCCATGAAAAGTCTAAGTGAACCTAGACCTCCCCAAATGTCGTCTTTACTGTGTGTTGCAAGCCATTCCATTACCTCTGAGGCACTGAATGGTAATTGAGCAGTTTTTGGTCTTACATCAATTTCTGCAAGTGTTGGTTTTATGGTTTCTGTTATAAGGCCGCCTTCTGTAGTACCACCTAATGCGGTATTGTTATTAGCAACACAGCAGGGGTTAGTTGTTAAACTATCTGCTTTAGCTGTTATAACCCTCCAACCGCTTTTGTCCCAAGGATACTTTGGTAAGATACCAAATGCATTTGCTTCAAGATTTAATTGAGCCCATGCGTATGCCCCGAAAACTGCGTTGAAAGTACCAGTTGTACTGGTTGTTACAGGTGCGTCTGCCTTTCTAAGAGTATTACGGTTGTAACCATAGTACAAAGCTTCTAGCTCATCAATTGTTTGAATTTTTACCATTGCTGTTCACCTTGTTCTGGACTACCGAATTCTCCTTTCAGAATACGTCTGCCGACTGATCCAAGATCTTCATGTCCTGCTTCACGAGCTGCCTTAAGCACATCGTTCATTTGAATACCAGCAGATTTCTCTACGGTTTCAAGTGCAGCACCTGGTCTTGGAGTTTCTGTAGAAAAGACTTGTTCAGATTGACTTAAGCTTTTCTCTTGCATAGAAAGACCGTTTTTGTCAGTCTCTTTTGCATTTTCCTCGTCGGAATCTTTGAGTCCGGCTTGGTTTGAATTGCTTTGATAATCATCTGGGACTTTGACTTTAGCACCAATATCGTCTTCTGCTGAAACTTTTGGTTTTAGCGGAAGGTCAGTTGGCTCTTCCATGGCTTTAATTCTGGATTCAAAACTATCGACTTTTGCACCGATACCTTTGATTTCGTCCTTAAGACCATTGATGTCGAATCCTTTGATGGTTTCTGTCAATGCTTGTAAAGATGAGTCAAATGCAGATTTCTCTACTTTTTCCTCTTCTTTTTCGTCTTCTTGTTTCTCGTCTTTATATTCTTTTTCGTCAGTCATGTTGTTACTTTATATACCTAAAAACAATTATATAAGGATATCTATCTAAATGTGCTTTTTTAGGTCAAATAACAGTTTTGCTAACTCTATTGATGCTTTATTATAATTCTCTGTTGATGATCCAGATACGGTGTCCTCCTCTCCTGAGTATTTTTCATTTAAATTCCCCCGGTCTTCTTCTCCTGAATACTCTTCTTCCTTTACCTTGCGTGGGTTGTCCTTTTGTCCTGTATCTTGTTGAGCATTGTCATATGAAGATCCTGTTCTAATTCCCCCGGCTCCACTGCCTGGGTCCATTACACCTGTATCCTTTGTTTTATCTGTAGGATAGTCACCATCTTCGTCCTGGGTTGTAGCATTAGGCCTGGTTACTTGTCCTGGTCTGTCTTTTCCATCATATACTTTCTCATTTTTTTCTAGAGCCTCCGCTGGGGGATCGTCATCAAGTCTCATCTTTCCATTAATGCCATCTTCAGCGTTATTTGCCGTCATGGCCCTGTCATTCTTGTTTGCTGATAATGATGCTGCGTGACTAGATTCTGATTCTTTGCCACAATCCTCACAGAAATATGTACCTGGTTCTGCAAGTGGCTGTTTGGCCTTTGGTTTCTTGGCACATGCTGCACCAATACACCTTCCTGCGTTATCTCTGTTATTAATATCAACCATTGACATTCCTTTCTTCAAAGCCTCTGCATCCTCGTCCTCATACGGTCTGTTTACGTGTTTAGGCTGATTTACGTTATGAATAGACGTTGATTCGTTATGATCACATGTCTTTCCTGGCTCTCTTCCTGCAAAACCACCCCTTCCTGGCTCTGTATATGGTGCGTCTCCTGTTGCTTTTGTTTTTTCCTCGTCGTCATATTCCCTGACTACCTCACATGTGTTGTAGTCGTTTCCTGACTTCCATGCTTCTGTATTTCTCATTGAATATTGGTTTGCCAGTGCTGTTTCTCCTGCTTCTGGTTTTTCTTTAGGTTTTGATACCTTTCCAGATTCCACTGCTCTTGCTTCATCCAATTCAATTCTAAGTTCTTTATCTGTTGGTGTTTCTATTTTATTAACATTACCTGTTTTAACTGTGAATAATAGTCTTAACAGGTCAAATGACTGTTTCATGTCGTTTCTTTTGGAAGTGAAATTACTGATATATCTCTCTGTTGGGATTGTTATCTTTCCTTGTGATCCTCTTCTTGCGGTTGAATTGTCTATGGTAGTTGTGCCCGTTTTATGATCATGTGTTACGGTTGGACCAGGTTTAATCTTTTTCCCTCCGACCTTTGGTCCTGATTGCTTGTTCCAATTGCCTTCCTGTCTTCTTTTTAATTGTTCTGGAGTCATATTAGACGTGCTTGGTTTTACTTCTCCCATACCTGTCTGACGTGTACCGTGTCTGGTTCCAGGTTTGTCCTGTGCAGTGTCTGTTTCAGAAGGTTTTTTTCTCATTACCTTAGGCATTTTGTTTCCATACTGGTCTTTTCCATCTTCTGTATATTTTGATTCTATACTGTCATGAGATTTATCTGAAGATGATAATGAACAACTACATGTACATACTAATCCTGATTCTTGTGCAGAGCCTATTCCTTCATTTATTTGATTCATGATTTTTTCTCCTGCACATAATGCTGCATCAAATTTACCTCCTACGTTTCTTGCAGCGCCTGCTGCACCTCTTGCAGCGCCTGCTGCGCCTCTACCGATAGCACCTGCTGCTGCACCCAATGCTGGTAATATTTTCTCTACTTCTTCCAAGTCTGCCTCTTCTAGCATCTCGTCATCGTCTTTATCCATTGCTTTATCATCTTCTGCCTTGTCTGTTCCATGATATGTAGCCCCGTTTTCCTGTGGCTCTCCTACATTGTTTTCCAATGCCTCTGCATCCTCGTCCTTGTTTGGTGAGTTTGCGCCGTTTTTATCTGAAAAAGTGTCATCTCCTTTTGTTGTTCTAATACCCTCTGTTTTTCCGTCCGTATCTGGGTGTTTCTCATGTTTCCATTCATCCAATACGGTTACTTGGGTATTTTCATCCTCGTCATCTTCAATTTTTACAAGTGAATCTTTATCTACATAACATTTAAATCTATCACATCTTATACACATCTTGCCATCTCCTCTGTCTTTTGTCTCTCCTGCCATGGCTTTTGCTATCTCATTATGTTGGGTAATTAATGCAAGCGGTACTGCTGGTTCCTCACATACGGCTACTTCATATTGTTCCAAATCCTTTAGGGAATATGCAACTGATCCATCTTTCTGCATTATAGGGGTTCTATTGGATTTAGTAGCGCCTCCGAATGAAAGTCCTTTATACTTGCCTGATTTTATTGCATTCCATATCTCGTCGTCAAGTTCGTAGTCTCTGTATATCTCACCCTGTATTGTTATTGCAGGATATGATTTTCCCTTCTCGTCTGTTACGGTTGTTGAACCGAAATTTATTCCTTGACCTACAACTCTGTTGGAATGTGTGTCTGTTATAGGGCCTCCCCTTGCTATCCAAATAGGTAGAACCTTAAGTAGTTCGTCACGTACGGTGATCTCGCCTTGTCTGTCTTTCATTTCAACTGTTAGCACCCCTTCAAATAATCGTCTAGAGCTTTCAATAGCTGTCAAATCTTTGGTGACCAGTTTGGAAAAAAACAATCGTTCTACCATGACTAACAATATCTTTCATCATATATAATAATATCTATAAAAAATATAAGTAGCTCCTCTTAGATTTGTCAAAAACGTCTAAGAAGTTGCGACTGTGTTTCTGTTTTTGGCCACGTCTGCTGCGAGTACCAGTGCTATAGGTGCCAATATTGCTGCCAAACCTTGAATATCCGTTACTGGAAGTTTATCCAATAGGAATGAAGGTAGCACGATTGCAGTATATGCCCATAAAGCATGATATCTAAGTCGACCGGCTAGTTCGAATACCATACTCATTCCACGCCAATTGCCTATATAAACTTTTTAGTAATCGTCAGTCAGGATATCCTTTGTTACTTCCTCAAATGCCGTGTCTATATCCGGATGTATTTCCTTGTTTTTTTTATCCAAACGTTTGGATAATATGACTATGGCCTTTCGCATTCTTAACGCGTCATACTTACATCGTCTATTTAATTCGTCCACTTTGTCGTTTAATGCCTCTATTGCCTCTTCATTGTCTGACATCATTTTTTTTCTGTCTTTAAAGAACTTATACATATATGCTGATATGCCTGATACTATGAATAATATTGCACCTGCTATTACTTCCCCCAATATGTCTAATTCCATACCTTTATATATTATTAATAATTATTTAAAGAATTGGTTTTAACAGGTCTGACTCTATCAAATCAATTATTAATGATTGATCTCTCATGACAGAAACAGTGAAATCATCACGAACGTTAGGGTATATTGTAAAATATCCACATCCCCAACACAGTTTGAACTGATAGTTTTTCACTATACCGTTTGACTCCCTGTCAATGGTATACCTGGATATCAATCTTTTGCATTTTTTACAGTCGTTGTATCCCATACTTTTATATAAGCAATACCCCTATATAATATTAATGACAAATGCGTCAGTATATGTGTATGACACATTAGAAGAATACATGTTGTTTTATCCTCAAGGGCAGGACGTGGTTACAGAAAATCACCTTTCTTCCTTATGGATTAACGATAAAAACATAGTTCTTGTTAGTGATACCCGTTCAGGTACGGCTGGCTATAAACCAGATTTTTCAAAATCTCTTGTTTATTTTGATCTAGGTGAAGAATCATTTAAACAATATGAGGATAAATTTGAACCTATAGTCGAGGTCGAAGTTGAACCCAAACATAACAGGGTTGTGTTTTCCGGTCAAACGATACAACAGACATTAGCTATAGCACGTAGAGTAAAATCCGGTGATCTTAACAATAGAAAAAGACATGTCAAGGGTTATATTCTATACGACGATAGCAAACCTAGAGTGAATCTGATATTAAAATCAGTTCATTAATTTTTTATTTTCTAAAATTTCTTGTAAAACCTTCACGAAATAGGTAATCCTTGCCTAGATTTTTCCTCATTGACTTCCAAAATGGATCTACCTTGGTAGTACCACCTGCTCGTCTGAAATCACGCAATTTTTCCCTGATTCTGCCGTGACAACTGAAACATAATCTAGCATTTATCTGTTTTATATCCCATGAATACTTTCCACAGAACATACAAAGGTCCCATCCCTTGTCTGCAAGTGTTACAAGTGTGTGTTCTGGTCCTCTATTGCGTCTACAATGGGCGCACACGTTAAACATTGTTGCAGAAACCGCTTTTTTCTTCTCACAATTCCAGCAATGACCTTCCTTGTGGTTGTTAACTGCCTTTTGCTCGTCTGCCTGATGCATTTCCCATATTTTTTTACCTGCGGCAGTGCCTCCCGTGTTTACATCAAGTTTGTCAGCCATTTTTCTCCTTCCATGCGTCAAATGCGCCGCCTATTTCCTGACTAACTATTGCGATAATAGCGTCTTCAGGTATATCTGTTGTTTTTTTCATGTTTTCAATTATTGATTTAGGATCGTTTGAATGTAAGCCCTGCATAAGACACTGTCTTACCATGTCAAAGTTGTCCGGGGTAACATATTCATATGGATCACGTTTTCTACCCATTTTTACGAAATCTCCTCACCTTTTCTTTGTTGCATGTTCTACAATATCTATAACCTTTATACATATATGTGTTTTCTGTTGTAAAAAAGTGACCTTGTTTACATTTCATTCTTAATGAAGCTAATAATTGCCTTGATCCAAATGAAATTTCTTCTTCTTTCCGTGATAATTTCATGTGTTCTGAATGTGACATTGCTTCCAAATGATCAGGGTTAATACATCCCTTATTGTAACATTTATGATGTAAATCAAATCCTTCTGGAATAGGTCCGAAAACTTTTGCCCATTCTAATCTGTGAGTTCTTGCTTTTTTATCTCCAATATTTGTAATAGCATACCCAGATGGATTATGGTTTTTTTTCTGAAAAATACAATCTTTCTTTCTACTCATTTTTGCCCAAATCCCCTATATGCCTCGTCAATTTCACATTTTAAACATGTGTCAAAATAGCTTGGTTTTCCACAGAATCTGCAATCATTGAGTTCTCTTGTGAATATTTTGCCTGAAAAAGACTTTTTCAATCCTGAAATAAACCCGTCAAATAACATCTGCATCATCCATATCTTTTATAATCTCCATCAATTCAGTAACCTCTAGTGTATCTATAGTATCCACCACGTTTATATGTTTCGTTTTTTTACTGGTCAATTTTGTCTCTTTATTCTTAATTTTTATCTGTTTTTCTACAAAATTCATCAATCTGTCTCCCTGTACTCCTGACTTGCTGTCAAGTTTTCTCATATAATGTTCCTTTATTACAAGGCTTTTACTAGGTCTTCTTATTACTATTGATGTTATATGCATCGGATCTGACCTCATTACGTCTACTGCCTTTGTGATTAATAATCTCTCCTTTCTATTGGCCTTTAACATCTTGAATATTTTTGTTGGGTGTTGTGTGAATGCTGTTATATTATCTATTAATACTAGATTGTCCTCCGATTTTAATGTAATACCCTTTACTCTTCGCTTGCTATAAAGTCCCTCTAATGTTGAGGCTCCTGCAACTGTATCATCTTGTGGGGTTTTTATTATTACTACTGTAACTCCTCCCATTCCACCTGTTAATAATAAATTACTACCTAACCCTCTGGTTAAAAGTGACATATTTAACCTATGTATGGTGTTATTGCCGTTTGTATTGTTGCAGATGTATTTCCTGGTGGTGGTGTAATTTTGATACCCATAGATGTTCCCTTTGTAAGATGTATTGGTACTCCAACAACATTTCTACCAGAAGAATCTATTATTGATTGAATTGCAACTTCACCGTCAGTGAACGTATAACCTTCTGCACCCTTGTATACCGTTGCATCTAATGTGACGTTTGATCCAAAGTTTCTGTTATATATTGTAAATGTTGTGGCATTATCTATGATTGTTCCTGCTGTTGGATTTCTAATAACTTCTACTGTCCAATCACCACATCCTCCTGTGGATGTTCCTAGCAGATGTATAAATGAATTTATGTCAAGTTCTTCTTCACCTGTATAAGATACATACAACACTGCTGATGAACATGCTGATGTCAATGTAATGTTACCTGTATTAATATTCCATGCTTTCCCGTTTTGTAATGAATAATGCTCTACAACCTCTGTAAATCCTCTAACTTTTAAGAATTGATTAGAATCAACTTTTGCTCCAGTTCCGGTTGATGGATCTCTAATTTCTACATCCATTTTATATGTCCTCCTTTATAAAAGCATATCTGCAACAAAATGAAACCCTTCCTGTCTGTGCTCCACCTGCTGAGGCCTGTATATGTAATGTAAGAATATCATTTGTTTTTAATACGAATGTATTACCAATTGCATTTGTAAAATCAACCATTCCTGCCGGTAGATCTGTCAGTGTTGCAATTATTTCACCATCTGCAAGTCCGGTAATACCTGTTCCTGATGATGTATATATGTCTGCAGTGGCTGTCTTACCTGATCCAAAATTTACATTTGTCTTATCTAATTCTGTAGTAGTTGCCGGTGTTCCTGTGTCATTTTTTTGAAATGATATCTGTGCCCCTGCATTTTGAAGACCAAATTGTAATGACTCTATGATTATATCCCTGTCAGGATCTGTATTTTTAATATAAAATACAATTCCATTAGGTGCACATAATGTATTGGTTTTTCCGGTTGTAGATACGAATACCTCTCCATTAACCTGTGATTGGAATTCTCCCTGATTCTTTGAAATACTGTCAGTTTCTAGCCTAAAAATTGTATTTACTCTTGCTGTATTTTTAGTTTGACCATCAACAATAGTTTGTGCCATATTCTCTAATTCATCACATACCTAATAAACTTTATGTAGTCGGTATTTTGTCGAATGGTTCAGTTTCAGTTGCTGCTCCAGCCTTATTGAATAGATTGAATGAAATCAACGGTGTTGTGTCATCATCATCATATATAATAAGTTGGTTATTTAATATCTTCTGCCTATTCTGGTGGAATTTGAGGATAGTATCAACTGCCGTTTTTATCAATGCGTTGCATGTTTCTGACGTGTTTGTGGATGTTTCTATTTTTTTAACCCTTGATAATATGTCAAGAACTGATGGTTCTATTGTTTCCAGTTTGGTCAAAATATCCTCTGTCTCCGTCTTTACGTCCGATACATCCAATATAGTCTGGGCCACGCCTGCACATATCACATTGATTTTACCGTCATTGTTTGTATCTACAGTGTTTAATCCCAAGTCATCAAGTCTTCCAAATCCGTCAGATGTGATTAAGTTTGTATCTCTTATGGATGTTCTAGATGTCCCTGAGAAAATTGATACTTGATATTTTTTATTATTATTGAATATGCTGTTTGATAACACATTATCTGATGAGTCCTCAGATATCGTAGAGTATATAGATAGTCCATGGCCTGTATTGTTTGTTATCTCCATCCTGTCAAAAAATGATGTTTTAATATCAGTTGCTTTTACACCGTCAAACACTGCATTTTTTACAATTATGTTTTCAACTCTATGTTTCTCTCCACATATTATTTCTATACCGTTTCCAGTGACACATTCAATTGTCAAATCCTGTATGTTGGAAAAACTACCTGTTACTGTTATTCCATTATCTATCCCACATGCTGCCGTTTGTATCTTAACTCCTGTTATTTGATTTCCTATGCCACTAAGTGTTACTGTAGGACTTCCTGTTGTAGCTGGATTCATTACAAAGTTTTGTCCCGGTCCTCTCAATAATGTTCTATTGTTTGATATTGTGATTTTTTCTGTAGTTACGGTTTCACCACTTGGGTCGTTCGCAAGTGCAAATATAACATCTCCTGCATTGTCAGTTGTTAATGCATGTGCTCTACAAAATGTCTGTACAGCCAAACCAACACTGCTTCCATCCAGTCCGTCACATCCGTCATATGGGCTCCAATATATACTCTGTCCAAATGCCTTGTGATTTCCTCTTAATGATTCTACCAAATATCTCAAGTCCTCATCATTGGTACCCGTGATTGATGGTGACAATGAAAGTTCTACGGTTACTTGTGTGAATGATGATGTTGCTATAGGGTTGTTACAATATACATTGGTTGCGATTAGGTTCCCCCCGGATACCCTCATCTGTTCGAATGTTGGACCACATCTGTCTTCAAATCTAACCCTCCAGTCATGTAACAATTTTAGTGTAATTCCTGTAAAATTTCCTCCTCCTAACGAATCCTTACCTGTAATGTCTGCAATTCTCTTGATATCCATATTTACCAAGTTGTCCTCATAATCTCTTATTTGATTGACCAAGTCCTGAACTGTTACCTCTGTCTGAGGGGCATCTACTTCTATAATCTTGGTGGATTTGAAGAAAGTCAGTGTTGCCATAATATACTAAAGACTTATAAATATATAAGAATTATCGTCTATGGTAGGTCTACTACAGAATCGGTTGTTCTTACAGCACCGACTGATGCACCGGTTGAACCGAACGTTGAAGTGGTCTGGAACGGCAATATACCTTTTCTTCTCACTTTAATGATTAATGGGGCGTCTGACACATAAATTACAGAGTTTGATGTACTTGCTCCTCCTGATGCCTGTTCAATGAATACCACAAAGGCGTCATCAAGTGATGTTAGTGCCGTACATGATGTGACGTTACCAATAGTACCTGATGTTAGTGTAAATCTGCCTGTAGTTCTACATACTGCATTGTATGGGAATCTAAGGAATAGTCCTGCATTGTTTGGATCTTCAACTCTGATTACTCCTGATGATGGTACGTCTTGTGCCATTGGTACTGCTCTGGTTGCTGTTTTTACTTCAATGATAGAGTTTGCTGCTCCGTTAGCACATGCTCCTGGAGCACAATCTACTGTAAATTCTGTTGTACATATAACTTCTGCACAGGCACATGCGTTAACTGCTCTAAACACTGACACACTGTCACATGCTACCAATGAGGTAACTGCAATAGTCTGCAAGTTAGGTGGGTTTCTTGTTGTACCTGCTGCGTCTAATAGTTGAATACCTTGAACATCTCCTGTACATAACGTATCCTTGTCTATGAATACACCTGTTGCACCGAATAATTTTCCACCAGCGAATGATCCGAATGGTGCTGCCTTTACTTCTGCGTAAGTACTGTCAAGTTGTCTGTAAATTCTACCTTCCAATGCTGCGGTTGTTCCTGTTTGTGCAATTTCATTAGTTGATTCTTTTCTAAGTTCAAATTTGGTCCATTCATATACGTTAAGAATTGGGGAAGCGTTACATGATGTTCCACAGTGATTTCCTACCAAATATGCGTTGTAGTTCTGTTCACCACATCCGTCCTCGATGTCTCCTGGTACGGTTGTCTGGTTAGCTGTATAAGTTCCTGCACATCCCGGGTCATATGTTGTTGCTGATACTGCCCCTGTAATTAAATTATCTCCAGAGAATGCCGTACATCCTGTTACTTCTATATATAATGCGTCTGCTGCATCTGCCATTAATATGAATCCTGTTGCACATGTTACTGCCTGTGTTACTGTCTCTCCTCTTGTCCATACACCTGATGATCCAGTTCCTCCGCCTGTTGCAATCTTTGTCTCTACGGTCATCTGTCTTACTGCTGAACAATATCCTGCTACCAGGTTTGCTACGGATGAGAATGTTGCGGTTGCTGCTGATACTGCGCCCGTGATGGTTTCTGCTGATCCGAACTGGGTTGATGAGAATAATGTATAATCCAGTGTGTTACATGTCAAGTTTTCTGCTATAACTACGCCTATGGCTCCGGTAGTTCCGCCTGTAATCTCTTCTCCTACAGTAAAGCCTCCACAACCAGTATATGATATACGGTATTGGCCGGTCGCATTGTTCAAGTCTGTTGCAGTAGCGAGTGGAATTGGAGCTGTACCACCTACTGTAGTTGTCTGGAAGTGGTCATATGTGTGACCAAATCGTCTATTGAATATTGTAACTGTTCCGCTGTTAATTAGTTGTCCCAGTGCACATACTGATGCACATACGACTGTTGGATCGGAATTTGATTTTACTTTAATTAATACGTTAATGTTTCCTTCTAGCCAGTCAGATCTAAGTACTGAACCGTCTTGTTCAATGTAGAACTGTGGTTGTGGTGATGGAGTACATGCTGATTCGGTGTATCCTTGGTCACCTACTCCTTGAATGGAACCTAATGTCTGGTAATTGGTCCAAATATTGTCGTTTGAACTGTCTTTGATGGAACCGTTCTCCAGGAATCTCATGCTGAGATCTGGAATTTGCCATGAATTAATCAAAGTATATTGTTGGTCTTTGACTTGGGCGGACATTGGAACGTCGTCATCCATCTGGACAAGATCGTCGAATGTTGCCTGGATATATGTATATAACTCGTTGGCGTTTCTAACTATGTTTAATGATACACAATCATCATAAATACCTCCCTGTAATGCGTCTCTTTGTCTGGTTCTTGGTGAACCCAATACGTCTGTTGCACTGTCTAATGTTGCTGTTGTATTCTCTACTGATGCGATTGTTACAGAATTTACTTGAATTGATTCACCACATGTAACTGCTCCAGTCTTTGATGCCGTAATTAGTTTACCTGAAGAGTCACCATCGTCAATAATTTTTAAAATTCTTGCCTGAATAGATGAAGTTACTCCTGTAATAACATCACCAACTGCAAATACTTGACCTGCAACTTGGGTGTCGTAAAATATAACACATTCCATAATTAAATTATCATCATTTGCAAATGTTCCCTGTACGTTGTTAAGTCTGAGTGATCCCTGACTTCCGCTTGTTGCACCTACGTGTTGTTGTACAACTCCTGACTTACATCCGGTTGCACTGATATTTGCACCGTCTGGAATATATATTGAACATCCTGGAGAATCAAAGTCTATTAAAACACTTGTATTGTTGGTTCCTGGTGGGTTTTGAGTTCCACTGGTCAACTCGTTTACCGATGCTGCCCAATCAAAGTCACCTGAACCTGTTCCTACGGCACTTGCCTTTGTTGAACCGCCAACCTGTAAATTTTCTGCGGCAGTAAAACATGCAGCACCTGTGAACTGTCCATAAATTCTTCCTTGACCGGAAGTGGTAGTATCATTATATTCTATGGCTCTAATAACTCCTGTTCTACATGAAGTTGCTCCTGTAACTGTGTCTCCTACTGAAAATCCGCAGTTTGCTACGGTATCAAAATCTACATATTCTAATCTAACTAGTCCTGTTCCATCTACAAATCTTCCGACTGTATTGGTTAGGTTTGCCGTTCCTGACGTACCTGAAAGTGAACATATCAGTTTTGCTACGGCATTATTTCCTGAAGTCTGATAAATATAATCGTCTGCTGCTGGTACGGTACCTGATCCGCCATCCCAGTCGAGATTGCCGTCTATGTGTGAAATCTTCTTGTCAATATAATCTATATCCCAATCGTCAGCAACTGCCATACTTTATTATCGTAATTCCAGTATATAAAGATGATTACTGCCAGTCCCCTGACGGCCAGTCTTTTTTTGCCTGTTCCTTCTTTGCTTCCGTTGCATCCGGGGAGGCAACTATCCTTCCATTGGTTAGTTTCCATACAAGATACTCAAATCCCTTTATCTTTATCTCTTCCGCTCCACATGACAGGCAAAATCTGTTAACCTTTTTTATAATAGACGTACTATTACAGTGTGGACACTTCACGGCAGGTTCACACTGGTATCTCTTATGAATCTAACACCAACAGAAAGCCCTGATACCGCACTGATTGTTCCTGTTGTTTCAAATGGTATATATCCCTTTAGTCTTGCTCTTACGTTTGCTGATATGTCCCCCGCTACCGTCAAACTTCCTGTCACAACACCACACGCATTGCTTGTTCCACATATCAGAGCACTGTCTCCCGGGCTTACAGGGCATGTGAATATGCCAACCTTCACTCCCTGTACCGCAGTTCCTGACTCGTCGTTTACTGTTACTGTTACGTTTACTGTTGATTGTGGACTGAATGTTGTTCCGTCATCTGCCGTAAATACTGTTATTTTTCCTAATGATGATAATCCTATTACTCCCCAGCCTTGAGTTAATGCGACATTTCTCACTGTCTTGAATGTTGCACATATGGTTCCGGCACATGCTACTCCTTGGAATGGAATTGCGTGTTCTGTTCTGCCCCATAGAATTGGCTTGCACCATGAGTCTCCAGTGTCCAATGTTGCCTCTCCAAGCTTGGCTATCTGATGATCGTAAAGTTGCTGGGCGGATCTGTCGGTACATGATATTGATCCTGCATCGTATACAAAGTAAAATCTCTTCTCACTTGAGTTTGTATATGTTGCACTGAATCCTCCTGCGGTACACAGGGTACTACAGTTTGCTACGGCTGTTCCTGTCCTTGCCACTATTATACCTGAACCTGCTGTTGAACATCCTTCTATGATATGTATTGTTCCCAGATTTGTTGCGCATTGTCTGATAGTATCCCCAGATGTAAGTGTTCCTGAACCCGATGTCCACTTGACCAGACTGTGGTTGTTACATGCCGTTGACTCTATGATTGTCACTTTTGCCGTTCCATCTGCAACTGCAACACACTCTGCGGCACATACGAAATCGTCTGTAAGTTGTGCAATTACCGTACATTGACCAAAACCTCCCGTCTTGTTTGCTACAGTTTGTGACGTTACAAAAGGTGTAAACCCATAATCAAATGTCTTTAATGCAAAACAGGCATGAGTTGTAAGAGTCTCACATGCTCCAGTCCATTCTCTTTTAACTACATCTATAACTGCTACACCACAAACATCACTGTTAACTTCATTAACCAATGCGGCACATGGTGTACTTTCTACGATTTTAAACCTAGTATTTTGGAGTTTGGTACCACATGTTTGTTGGCTTGTTGCTGTAATTCTAAACTGTTCTTGAACTGTTGACGCTGCACCTAAAAGAGTAATATCACATGTTGGGGGATCGTTTGTATATTTTGGATTATTTAGAATGAATGTCTTGTTATTACTAGCTCCCTGCATTGTAATTATGTCGGCACTGTTACTGATAAACACAACATCTCTAAAAGTAAAAGTTTCCGCACATGTGTTCTGATTTATGTTTCTGATCGCTCCCATGTCAACCATTTCAAGACCATTAATAGTAATATTTCCACCAACATTAAAAAAATCACATGTAACATCCTGACCTTGAACCCTCCAACACTCATAATTTATATTGGGCGCAGTTACGTCAAGCTGTCTTGTACCGAATATGTTTTTTAATCTTACAGTGCCAGTAGTACAGTTTCCAAGTATTCTGTGTTCTGGGTTTGATACTGATCCCCAAAACTGCTCGTCTAATATGTGTAAAATTGCCCCGTCATTTGCTCTAAAACCACAACGACCGGCTGTTTGGTTTGGAAATACAAAATATCCTCCATTAACACCTACTCCGTTATCCTCATATCCGTTTATAAAATGACCATTATTTTCAACCTCTACATCAGGAGCACAATTAGACATTTCTGTTCCGTCTGTTTCCAACGACACACCCTTGACCATCGCGAACAGCGCGTACGCTGGACACGCTCCAGTATTACCCACATTAAAAACCCTGGAAGATGAATAGTCCTGAAGACGTTTGGTTAAAAGACCTAGGCCTGTCAGTGTAGCCGCGTCCTGTATAATATAAGAAACATGAACAGTATCACACGCTGACGGATTAGTACACCATGCCTCATGAATTGTCAAACATGTAGTATCACAGGTTGCACATGCGGTTTCACCTGTTATAAACTTAATCTCCTCATTACATGCACCTTGTCTTAATACCAATACCCTGTCTGTAAACGTTATACATGCGCATGTATTACAATTGTTTGTATTTCCTCCTGCAGCCCACCTGCCGTTAACAACTGCTGATGTTGCTGTTGAAGAGTTTGCCACTCCACACCATGCCGCTGTTGTGATCCTCACACCGTCACCTGCAGAAGTTGTTATTGCCATACGATTATATATCTTTCGTTTTATTTAAGAATTACTTTCTTTAAAGATTTCCCATAATACTATTGATGCCGCCTGGTGGGCAAATAGGGCCCTAAATCTTTTCCTGTTTGTTGGAATTTTGACATATCTTACATCATAACTCATATCCATATCTTCTTTTCCATAATCCTCTCCAAACACGTAATATGCGTCATCCGGGAAGTCAAAGTCTTCTAACGACTCTTCTCCATCCTCTGCAAACACTATAATTGGTTTATCTTTTGGTATGCTGTTAAAACTGCCTACTTCCAAATATTCCTTGTTAAAGGCCAGGGCGGAATACTCTATATATGACATCTTTTTTACATGATGATATTGAGGATTTACTCCTACTATGATCAATTAGATTTACCTTTAATCATGGTCAGTTGTTGGTCTGTCTTGATTGATATGACGTCGTCCCTTGCTATAAGTCCTGATACCTTTGGTCTGTTTGGATCCGGTGTCATATGTCCTTTGAACCTGGCGTCTGCCTTTAATTGGCTGCTTATAATTGGCTCCCCCAGAACCTTTCCTTCGGCACTTATCATCTCTGTATACCAGATATTCTTTCTGATATCAAATCTCAGTCTGAGCACTACACATTCTTCAGGTATCTCAACATTTCCTTTTATGTCTCCTATTCTTCCTTTTCCGTTGCCCTTGATAAAAATATGGCCCTTTCCTATCTCTTTTGCATCTTCTATTGAATCCTTGGAGAATGTAAATCGTCCGTGATGTATTCCGTCAAACCATGATCTTGTTCCTATAGGTGCCGTAGATGAAACCTGCATGGTATATTCCGACAACTGACTGTCAAACTGACCCATTTGTTTTCCTGCCTTTAACGCCTCAAGCCACCACCTGTGGTTGTTTGGATCCCTTGCGTTTGAATATACAAAACCCAGTTGTGCTATGTCCCAGTCCATCTCCATTGGTAACAGTGATCTTCCCTTGATCGTTGATTCAATCTCGGGTTGTTTCATGGCATTGCCTCTTGGCCTTACACCTTTTAATGTCCATATAATTGATGACTGAAACTTTGGAGTTCCATTATCCGATACCTCATATGGATTGACTCTAATTTGGGGGTTTAATTCAAATACCATATCATATCCGACCTCTGTCCTGACAACAAGTGTCTTTATATCTGATTTATATCTGATTGAACGGTAAACTTCATTATTAGGTCCTGGCGGTACTTGTGCGGCAGGTGCCTGTTTTTGTTTAACTCTTTTAACATTTTTACTTTTGGCCATGTATTATTATATACACATAACCATATATAAATGTTATAACTCTGTGATATGTTTTATGGACTTTACAGTCAATGCTATTCTATAAGGCCATAATGTATCCTTTCCGTCTCTCTTTACTACTTCACTATAATCAAATGGTACCTCTGCTTCTAATACAAGTTCCCCTTTTTGTCCTGCCTTTAGTATAGAAGGATATTTTATCACCTTTACATAGTTCTTTGTTGTAGGTCTTACGTCCTCTCCTAATTTGAGAATGCTTGATGCCTTTATGTTAAAGTCCTTGATAGGAAATTCCCCCGTGTTGTGAAGCTTGTATGTCAGCGTCCTGTTCTCTCCCATGATGAACTCGAATGCTGATGCCGGTGGGTTTATAATCTGAAGCTCGTTGATGTTTCCCTCCATTATGTTTCCTCCTCTTCGGATTTCACTATTTCCATGTCAGGTAATCCTTCCCTTCTAATTACATATTTTACCTTGCCTTTTGATTTCTTTCTTCTTACAGTATCTGCAAGTCCGTCTGGTGCCTTTTCCTCATCATCTGCTATTGTTGGGAAATATATGGTTCCTGACTTTTTATACTCTTTCTCCCATGACTTTACAATGTTTCTAGCCTCGTCCTCGGTCATGTCTCCTTCCTTGGTCATCTTTCTAACCCAGAACTCTTCCGTATGTCCTATTGATTTCTGTGAATCGTTAAATGCGCCTGATCTCTTCTTGCCTCCTGCTGTTGGTGAACCCTGTCCTGAACCACCTGGGTCTGATGGTCGTTTGTTCATAGGTCCGCCCTGTTTGGCTCCCTGAGTACGCTCACCGTTACCGGTTGTAGATGCACCTCTTCCCTGTTTCTGTCCTTCCGGTTGTGCCTCCTGTATTTCCATGCCAAGTTCTGCCTGTTGTTCGGCTGCGGCCATTTGTGGCAACATAACCTGCTCGAATGTTGGTTCCTTTCCGACAACCCAGTCTCCAGTGTGTGTTCTCTTGACATCGAATCCCATTTGTTGCAGGGTTGCGTTGTTCTGGATCTCTTGTGCTTTTATTTCGAGATCTCTGAGTTCGTCTGCTTCTTCACCTTCTCTAAGTCGTAGACTCCAGTCATTAACTTGTAATTCCTTTGCAAGTCTGTCGAAAATATGTGATTTAAGGAAATCTTGTGACCATTTTACATGTCTGTTTGTAATTGTAACCTGCATTCCCTCGTTTGCCCATCCTGATGGAAGTTCTCCAAAGTATAACGGCAATACGCCATATGCTGCACCTATAATCTGTCTAAGTTCTCTTCTAATATCTATAAATTGTAACTCTTTTAGTGATCCCGTGAAATCAATCCATTGTGCGGCCTGTCCTGCTCCGCCTTTGTCGGATTCAACCAGTAACGGATGTATCATGTACGGATCTTCTGTTGCTCTTTGTTCAAGTGTGTTCCATGACTTTCTAAATGTTTCATAATTTCTTGACTGTATGACCAACAAGCCTCTTGGCGGACGCATCTTGTCAAAGTACTTTCTAATGTACTCATCCATGTGAGACAATGACATTACTTTGCTCCATAATGCATATATCGGTGAAAATCCATAAATCAGTCCCGGTTTATATTTACCTGCAACCCAAATAACCTCACCCTGTGCATATATTACTCTCTTTGGCTGTGGCACACCTACAGAGTATACTGATGACACTTCCAACAATGCCTTTAATGCTTCCGCACCGCACCTTTCACAGTGCGGTTTGGAGAGCCTTTTATCTCTATGCTCAAATCGTGGGCAGACGTATACAGCGTTTCTCTTGTCATCGAAACCGACTCTGCCGTCTGAATCTGCGATGATTGCGACTTGAGGGGGATCTATTCTAATAAGTTCTTTAATCTTTGTCTTCTTTTTATCAATCTTACCTGTAGCATCATTAATGTAATAGTTCTTTAATAGTAATAAATATGCATTGTCTGCTACTTCTAGGTCCCTCTCGAGCATTCTACCGACATCTTCCATGGTTTGGTCGTTATTGTTGACGAAACATGTGTATAATTGTTGTAAAACTTTACGATTTTCCGGTTTTGGACGAGAAATATCAGATGAATGACAGTCGTCACATTGTGCAGGGGATTCTTCTTCCTTTAATCCTGGCATTCCTGCCTTGTTTAGTATTTTATTTGCATGTGAGAGTCTTTTTGCAGGTGCTTTATCTGTATCAGTGTCTTTTGGCGGTCCTTCCTTGCGATCAAAGGCGTCATCCTTTGATGGTTTGCCGTCAAACTCCTTTCCACAGTTGTTACACTTGTATTTGTACTTTTCAACGACCTCAAAACCGTTCTTAAACATCTCTCTGTTGATGGTTTCAATGGAAATTCTTAGAGCGTCGACGTTATCTGACAACTCATAGATCATAATTAGCGGAAATGGAAAAATTGGTAGTTTTGCGCCTGTATCGGTAGCCATATATGGCTGCATTATAGCCGGTCTGGATGTAGTTTCGGTATAACCCTTGTCGACTGACGTTAAAGCCTTATATGCACTTGTAAAACGCTGCCTAATACCCATACATTATAGTGTCAATACGCTTATATAAAGTATTCTAAAAATTTTCGGTAAAAAAATTTATTTTCTAAAAATTTTCGTTTTTTGTTAAAAATTTTCTGTGGTTAGATGACGTCTCTTACGCACTTTCTAACCTTTAAAGGTTTAAGAGGGCTACTGTTTTTCCGCACTCAGAGCTCAGAACACGGTGGTAATCCCTGACAACCGATATATATATGTCATCTACTAATATAAACTTACCTATATTTAACTATATCTCAACAACTGCATTCAACACATTCACAGTCTTCACAATCACAAAACTTATGATCGCTACAATCACAATTGGAACACTTGCATGATTCTATAACCTCTATTACAGGTGCGGTGTTTCTTGATACGTGTATTGAACATTTACCTGTACCACACTTACATGAACCCATGAGTAATATTACACCAAATGATATATAAAGATTAGGAATCTATTGGTTTTCCAAGTATAGATTCTATCTCTCTTCTTTGTTTGTCTGACACTCTTCCTAAACTCAATGGAGTATATTTTCGTCTTCTTTTCACATTGATAGCATCCTTGTTATCTTTATAGTATTGTGTATCATATTTCTTTTTTCTCTCTGATGCAAGTTTGGCTTTTAATTTTTTTATCTCTAACTCTTCATCTGTGTCATATTTTAAAAGTCTTTGTTCTTTTCTTATTCCTTTTTGGACGCTATCAAATGTTCGTTTTGCCTTTCTAATCTGTAGTTTCCTCTTATATTTGTATTTTATCTCTGCCTCTTTTCTGTCAATGTTTCCCATGAAAACAATCAAGTTATCTTCCCTTTGAGAATGATATCTTATATTGATTTCCGTTACCAGTGATTTTACCACAATTTTCTGCATCCTGGTTGGATTCTCCACTTCTCTTATGCTTTTTATTTGGTCTTGGATTCTAGCATTTGACCATGATCGTATTGTTTTATCCATCTGTTGTAATGATATTATATCTTCTTTATCCATATATAATATATATCATATACGTAATATAAATCTAACATAAATGATTACATATAATATTAACTTACTACCAGACTACATACCACAACTTTTACACTGATTACTGATTACTGTACTTACACTGAC